AGACAGACTTCTTTGCAACAAAGAATTTGCCATCGGCAGGGTCTGTTCCGGCGAAAATAGCGGGAGCTCCATCCCACTTTACTGTCATATTAATCTTTGATCCAGATTCACCAGAAAGCATATCTCGTAATGAACGTAAAAAATTAACTGCAGCTCTTCCACCATTAATTCCATTGTTTATAATTTCATCTTCAAGATGTTCTAAGTGAAGATTTTTTCCTGCTTTTGATTCTATTAAATGTGTTCTAAAACTTTTCATTAGTATAACTTTCCAAATGGGCCGAACATTGGGCCTTTTTTCTGTGCCATAAAAAATAAATCCCTTATAAACTCTTTTCTTCTAGATAATGATAAATTTGCTACAATATATGCAAAACATACGATTTGAGATATAACAACATTATCTTTACTTCTTCCTTTTGACCAAGATTCTTCAAGTTGGTCTACAAATTTATCTAAATTCCCATCAATCGTAAAAAGTGTTTTATTTCTTTTTATAATCGATATTTTATTTTCAAAATCTTTTCTATCAAACTTCATATAATGAGTGTGTTCTGGCATCAAATATCCATCCTTTTTTAATTCAAGTTTCAACATATCTTTTGGAACTTTTCCTAAGAACGCAGCAGCTCCAGTTCCAACAAACTCATATGTGATGTTTCCAATTTGGGCCTGATTGCTTTTCACTCCCATACGATAAGTTTTGTTTTGATATTTTACTTCTAATTGACTAGTAACTGAAGTAAAAGACTTTGTTTTTTCATTATATGGAATATTTAAAAGAAACTTTGAATAGTCTACAGAACTTTCTTTAGTAGAAGATTTTAAATTTACTAAATCATAATTTAATTTTTTTCCATCATTCTTTTTCAAAGAAACACCAACAATGTCTGTATTATTATATGCAGAAACTAATATAGCATTACACTCTTGAATACTAACTGCTTCATCTAACATCGCTTCATATTTTTTATAAGCAGACGACCTTAAAATCCATATATCAGCAGGGTTCCACGAATCTTTCTTTGCAATATCAAACTTGGTATTTACTAATTTTGATATATAATCCATAAATCCCCCATCACGATTATAAACATCAAATTTACTATTTGGTAGCTTGGTTTCTTTTTCGATTTGATTAAATTGTAATTCAAACGAATTATACCAAGACTTTTCATATGGGAGATTGGGATATATTTCTAAGAGTGTCGGAAGCATTTGCTCGAATTTCTTGTAATTTTTTGTTTTACTAGATAATAATTCCTCAAATATTTTAAGAGTAATTAATTCTTGTTGTTGGGTAGTAGGAGCATTACTACTTGGATTAGATCCATTTCCAAATTTAAGAGATATTCCTATATATTTTTTCTTATATGAATTTATATCGACCATATTCTTAAAATCATTAAGAATCTTTGCGTTTCCAAATCCTGCGTTACCTGTCTCTATTGTAATAAATTCATCAAAAGATTTTCCAAAGCTAGATTTCATTTCTTCGAATAATGAAACCAAAACTTTTTCTTTACTCGTTACCACCCCAAGATCTTTTATATCTTGGGATGATTTTGGTCTATAATTATAAGCCATGAAATGGAATTACCTTTTTATTCAGTTAATACCCACTATTTATAATTTTTACATATAGTGCAAATAAGTTCCTACAATATATTTGTCATTAGAAACTGCTGGTTGGGCCTGGTGTGGGTGTGTCCAGAATGGTGGGAATACGGCAAGTCTGCCTTGAACTGGCTTAATGCTTGTATTATAATCTGGAAATACTGTCTCTCCGCCTTCTTCTACTGTATTCAAGTAAAAGAAACATACCAAGAATCTTCTAGCAGAAGCATAATCACCGACATCTGCGTGATATTTGAAATCATCCTCAGTTCCAGCAAAATACTTCTTCATCCGCACTTCTTCATTATGACATTGTGTAGGGAAAAAAGCAATATTATTATGCTGACGATAACTTTCAACATATTCGGAAACTTTACCCAATAATTCCATTGACAACTCTTCAAATTTTGGATTAGCTGACAACAGGGCAGGGTCAAAGAAGTTTATTTCTGTAAAACTTCTATACTCTGGATGTTCAGTTTTCTTATGATGTTCTTGAGCCTTTTCAAACTCTGCGATAATCTCTTCGCATTTCTCAGCCGATAAAACATTATCCCAAACAGAAATATATGCCATATTTCCATCTGGTGGCTTTACTGCAAAGGTATCTCGGTCCACTTCAAAATTTACAACTTCCTGTTCTGTAGTTGCTGTGTTTGTTTCTTCTGTCATAGTTTAATCTCCACTTTTCCTATCTTTTTACTGGATTTTGTACTAGAGAATGTTTCTCTAAAGTTATTATCTGTTTTTTCTTGTATTAGTTCATCTTGTGCATCTTCTTCTACATCATACAATCTCATTTTAGGTCTGTCAATACCTACAACAAATCTTTTATATTCATTTGGATCATTATACCTATTCTTCAATTGTTTAATTAATATTTGCCCCATTTCTTCTAATTCTTCTGTTGCAATCAAAGCAAACATTAAGTCCGCTGTAGCGGGCAAACCAAAACTTTCTGATGTATCTGTCAAGTCTACATCACTATTGCCATATCCACCTCTGGTCGTTTGAGTTGCAGTCACAATAGGAACATCATTCTCAACAGCAAGACCTCGTAGTTCTTCTGCAATAGATTTTATCAATGTATATGAGTTTGCACCAGCGCCAGGTTTGACACGAGCCGATGAACATATATTTAGGTAATCAATATAGATTACTTTTGGACGAAAATTCTTCTTTAATGACAACTCATTTAACAAATGTCTGAAATGGTTTGCATTGGCAACTGCTGTAGGATATTCTTTAATAATCATCTTTCCAGTAGTTTTCTTTTGTAATTTGTCAATCTTTTTATCAAAGGTATTTCTAGCCATACTAGAAACATCTTGAATAGAAGTATTCAATAAGTTTGCATCAATTCGCTCTGCAATTTTTTCCTCTGACATCTCAGCAGTAATATACAAAACATCATATCCCATTAAGAGATGATTTGCCGCACAGTCACACATAAACAGCGATTTGCCAACACCAGTACCAGCGAGAGCAACATTCAAAGTTTTCTTTGGCAATCCACCCTGAGTAATACGATTTAACATATCCAAATGAAATGGTATCTTTTCTTCTACTTTTTGATAGAATTCAAATCTAGATTCCCAATCGTCAATAAAATCATGCCCAATATTACTATCAAATGAAACTGCGAGAGCTTCACTCAGTATCTTAGGCATATTACCTTTATCTGGGCCATCGTCATTGATAATACTAATAGATTTCATTACTGCATTATATACAGCACGATCCTGACACCATTTTTCTGTAGCATCAAGTTGCCACTGACTATTTCTATGTTCTTCTTTTTGATTATTAAGATAATCTATAAACTCTACAGATTCTTTATAAATGTTTTCTGATACATTAACATCCTCTAAAGATATCATCAGCGAATCTTTAGTCGGAAGTTCATTATACTTTTCAATATGATTTTTCATCAAATCAAATACAGTTTTATTCGATTCGCTCTGAAAGTATTCACGATCTATAAACGGTAATGCTTTACGCACATAAGCATCATCCGCAAATAAACAATTCATAACAACTTGTTCAGTTAATTCCATTTAACCTTTTTGCCTCTTCAATTAATTTTTCTGATTCTTTTTTCAAATGCTCAGCCTGACGCAATAGCGCCTCTCGTTTTCCATCTATGTCTGTACCCTTAAACATAGACATAGTATTTGGTTCTTCGTCGGATGTTCCGTACACTTCTGTCCATTTATCTTTTGGACATCTAATCTGTGCAATCTTTGCCTTTGCGGGCATAAAACAGCCACAAGATTTACATACCTTTATAGATGCCTGAAACTGGTCACAGGAGCGACACGTTGCCATGCGCTCCTGATAGATATAGTTGGATGCAAATATCTTAGACATTATCCAACTCTAAACTTCTTACTGATAAATTCATCAAACTTTTCATCTTCCAAAATCGGTTGCCAAAACTCATTATTATGAGTATCTTTCTCACGAAACTTTTTATCAGCAACCTCACCCGATTCCACATCAACCATCTGATACCAGCCGCCTGACCTTGATATTACACCATAATCCATGGCCATGTCAAGAAGACCTGAGAATTTATCTACACCCTTTTCCCAAGAAACTGAAATCGGTATTTTAGATTTTTCTTTGACAAACCTAGATTTCTCGACATTGATTACAAAATGATATCCTTGTATCTCCGTACCCACCTTATCTTGTTGTCTACCAACAATCCAAATAGTGTCAGCACTATAATACATTCCAGTGCCACCAGAGACTACTTTGGTAGGATATAGCCCCTGAGAATCATATGTATGATTGATAGCAACCATTGGAATATCCTTCATCGTAAGATGTGGAGTAATCATTCTGAATAAGGATTTAAACTGCTTTGCCCTAGTCATATCGGCCGCAGACTTTTGACTCTCTGCATCATCCACTTCTTTCTTGGATGCCAAATTACCGACAGAATCTACCATGATAAACACTTTATCATCAGTTTCGATTTCTTTTAACTGAGCAACCATATCAAATTTTAGCTCTTCCAAATCAGTGACAGGAACGTGGACAATTCTTGTTGTGTCAATATCAAACACATCAAAATATCCCTGTGGAGTACCAAATTCCGAATCGTAAAATAAGACAACACCTTCTGGATTTTTATCCATGAAAGCTTTCATCATAATTAGTCCGAAAGCAGTTTTAAAATGTTTAGATGGGCCTGCAATCATTGTCAATCCTGATGTATATCCACCATTCAAAGAACCAGAAAATGCGACATTCATCGCCGGAATATTAGTCGGGGTGCTGTCTTTTTCATGTAGGTATTTTGATTCTGATAACACATTAACTCTCCCATCTTTAAATGAAGAGTTTTTTCTAAGTTTGCTCATTAATCCTTTTGACATCGTTTTCTCCTAAAAAAAGTCATCTATCGAAACACGGTCTTCTGTTGTCCAACCAATTGCATCAGTGATGGTGGTGATTGGATCTAAGAAGGCCTTTTCGAATTGTTTGTTATAATCTATAAATCTTAGCAAATCAAATTCTTCTGGTAGAACATTTTGAATTGCAATTGTATTGTTTCCAATTGGATTGGGTTCTTTTAGATAGGCGAACTTAATCTTTTCGCCCTCTTTGATAACTGGATAAGTCATATCCAATTTATGTTTCTTGACTAGCTGATTGTAGTGCATTACTCCCTTTACGTGGATTGGGGTTCCTTTCGTGAATAAGTCTTTAGAATCATGATACTTCTTCAAACCATTCACACTTCGTGGAAATGATATCTCATCTATCGCAAGTTGTTTGAATTCTTTTCTAAAACTTTCAATATATCTTATCAACTCTTTATTGTCGCCTTTCATAATAACTTTGAAAGATTCTCTGAGTTTATCTCTACATGCTGCGGGCGTAGAAGATCGAACTGCTTCAATGCCCATAATTTTGAGTTCTGGAGTTTTATATCGAACACCTTCATTATCATGGACATTTAAAATATATCTCTTCTTTGCAGTCCACAAACCTTTTGATGCGATGACTTCTCTAGCCATTACCATCTTCTGGTCATATGAATTCATATACGAAGCAAGATCTTGATAAGCCTTATCAATAAAAGGTTCAAGTTTGTCTTGAGCAACTCTATCCAAAAAAGATACAATTGTGTCCGTCGATACACCACCCTCACTCTCTGGTCTCGAAATTTTTTCTCCAAACACCTTGTGTACCAAGTCACCAAAAACAACGTATATCGAATCCGTATCGCTCGCAATAACATACTCTTTCTCATCCTCATTCCCTAAAATTTTGTTAATATATTCATTGACTCGTTTTTCAATCCAACGAATAGAAAGTTGTCCAGACAGTGTAATAGATTCTGCCTGTCTAATATCAAAGTATCTAAAGTACTGATTTCCTAATGCACCATAAGCAGAGTTCAACAGAATCTTTGCAGCCATTTGTTTATTATGTAACTGGGCAATCTTTTTATCCAATTCTATGGGATCGCCATCTCCATCAATCTTGCGCTGTTTACATTTTAGCATTTCTTTTTTAGAAATTACACGTTCATCATACATATTTTGCATCAACTTGGGCAAAAACCCTCGTTTAGCATTATCATATAACACTCCATTTGGAGTTAAAGAATAACCATGTTGCTGACAAGCTTCAGTATCAGTTTTTTTCTCTAGAAGTTTTTCCACACTAGTATCTACTCTATCAGTTTCTATAAGTGTTTCTGGACTGATATTGTACTGCATAATTAAATGCGGATACAGACTGTTTAAATCAAAAGACATCACCCAATCATGCATACCGACAATAGGATCTTTTACATATGCACCAGCATATGCTTCTGTTTTTGTACTAAAAGTTTTCGGGGGAATTACAATATTATCTTTTCTCAGTAAATTGAAAGCGATAGAATCCCATGTTTTAATTGGAGAAAATACTTCATCATAATTAACCTTCGCCTGATATGCAATTGTTACTAACAACTCCAAAAGCTTCAATTTATCTTCAAGCCTATCAACTAATTCAACATCAATAATATTATAGTCAATATATTTCTGATAGTCGTGTTTATAAAACAAATGCATAGCAGAAAACTCAGAGTGATCTAGTTTTCTTTGCCCTAATTCTATAAATGCAATGTGATCTAATCGATAACTCTCTCTTGTTACATATGTAAACTTTTTATACAAGTCAAGATAATCTATAATGTTCAATCCAAGAAGTTGAATTTGTTCTACTAGTTGGCCGCGGATATTTTTCTGTATCTTTTTAACCGAGCGCCATGGAGACAGTCTCTTCATCTGCTCCTCGCCCAGTATCTTGGTGATTCTATTCACTAGATAGAGGATATCAAAAGAGTTCACATTCCAACCTGTGACGATATCAATATCCGCGGCCTCCCACAAATTCAAAAAAGAACGCAATAGTTCCATTTCGCTTGTGCATTTGTAGTATTTAATATCAAGATGCTGTACTTCTGGCGTTATATCTTCCCAATCACCCAATCCCAAAACTGTATACAGTCCATTAGATTTCAAAGTGATTGCGTTAACACGTTCTGCAGCTGCAGCAGGTTCTGGAAATCCCTGCTCACACTCAACTTCAATATCCAAAGTTACAGTGTTGATCTGTTCAACATCATATTCCAAGTCCTGATATGTATCAGATATAAATGGGTATATAAAAGGAGACATTCCATATAATGGAGTCAATCCTTCGGTTTCCCTTATCTTATTTCGGGCTTCTCCAATTGTCGGAAATGTAACTTTCTTTAGATTTTTACCATCTAAAGATTTAAACTTGGTGTTTTTTTCTTTAGTTTCGTGAAATAGGGATGGTTTGTAATCTAGTCTAAGTTTTTTTCGCTCGCCATTGTGAACTTCTCTGACTAGAATCTTGTTCCCAATGTTTTGAACATTCGTGTAAAAACGCATAATACCTCATTATATAATTGTTTGATAATCTTAACACATCTTTTGCGATATGTCAAGATTTTTATCAAATTTTAACGAACCCATGAT